GATAACTTCCATGATTTTGATGTCTGCTTTTGTATAGTTCCCACTCCATGTTGCAATTTCAATCATAACTGCAAAAGCGGAAAGTGTGAGTTGCTCGGGCATGCGTAAATCGTACTTCGCATAATCACCAGCGATAACCCTATCATTGCCAAATTTGGCCATATGTTCAGAAAGTTCATGCCATTCATCTCCGTGGCTATTGATACCTACTGCACATTCCGAGGTAAGAGGGTTGATCGACAGGAATCGAGCAATTGGTAAGAAGTACTTCCTAATGAGAATTTGGAGTGCTATAGGGGCTGCCTGGAACACTCTTACTTTCTCGTTTGGAACTCCATTCTTAATGAGTTTTGTGGGTTCGTCTTTGAGACTAGCTCCAAAGATCTGGTTTAAGCTTTCACCTTTACTTGCTTTCAAGTCTAGGGCGTCTACCATGTCCCAAATCTCAGGAACAAAGGTTCTTGGTGCGGCGTTTTGATCCGTAGGATCTAAGTCTACCAAGAAACGGTTTTTGGGTCCACATATGGGAAAGCCCATTGAAGTACTAGAATTCATACTATCAATAAAGCGTTTTCCATCAATGCCAGACACGATCTCGACTCTGGAGAGAGGTCTCATATCACGCTCCCAGATGCACTTCTGTTTATCGAAGTCATCTTTGAGCTCCATGAGATAATCGTTCATGGCCCATTCAACATTCTTTGCGTCAAACCCAATAGAAGGTTGAGAGCAGGTAGCAATAGATGCATACCATGGCTTCCAAGTCTGCTTGTCAACATGTCCATCCTCTCTCACGATAGGATCCTCAAATTTGGGTGGACCATGCAAATTGGGCACTCCGCACACCTCTTCAACAATAGGTGAAATTGGAGTCTGAATAACGGCTGACTTGTATCCGTGATTAGGATTGTGAATAGATCCATACACTTCAACAGCAGCATCTTCCTCAAGCCAATTGACGGGGCTCTTCGGATGGACGCTAGAATTCTTGGCGATCTTAATCCCTGCTACTTCATCGGGAATCTCTGAAGCTTGAGGTCCGCGCACAAAAGTCTTGCTCTTCTGATAAAGTCTTTCGATTGCGAATGTAAGATCTGTTTCAAGGATGGCCATTCCACATCCTCTTGCAGTTCCTGTGACACCACCAATATGTACTCCCAAAATAGTCTTACGACTTGTTTCGGAAATAATCGGTGACATACACATTCCTGCAAATGTCTTCATTCCGGTTAAAGTGTAATAGGCTCCATTAAATACATGGGGACCGTTCGATACACCGGACGTAAACTGCCACAAAATGCGGGAATCAAATAGTTGTCTGTCCTTATCCAGACCAACCATAGTTGCGACAGTGGGGTTCGTAATGTGTGATGAGTTGAAGAACTTAGTAATGTTGCGCAATGGTCCTGTGTTAGGCACATAAATCAATGCCATGTCAGCATCATTGACGCGTACTGCAAGTTCTGGGTTGATGATAAATTTGATAATTCGTCCGTTGAGATTGAATGAGGCAGTCGTAGTGCTAGGTGGTAAGAAATGGTATGGAATAGCCAAAATATTTGTGGTGATGGCTAAAGCGCCAGAAAACTGGTTTCCAATGACAATCTGTCCTAACGACTTTCCCACTCGTTCTCGTGCCATTTGGTTAGTGGCAAAGTACTTTGGGGAATCAGGAGCAACGGGTGTGGTTGCTTCCCAGGGGTTTGAGGTTTCATCTCTTGCCTTAATTTCCGATACAGAAGTCGGTTTTAAAGATCCCTGCATATCCATAGTCACGCGCAAAGCCTTAACGACTTGAGCGATTCCATATAATAAGGAAAGTGATGCAAATAGACCGCACGCGTATTCAACGTGCTTATCACGAACGGTCTTGAACAATTCAGGTAATACTCCTCGACGTTTATGAATCTCCTCCAAATATGCGCTCTTCTTAGCTTCTACAACACCTGCGTAGCAAAGCATAAAAAAGAGTGTGCACATGGAAAAGACCAAAACTGATAATTCCAAGTTGATACAGAAAGTAAAGAGTGTCAAGATAATGGTGAGTGCTGTGTAGCGTCTTGAATAATCTGATACTTCCTGACCAATCCAGTCCGATCCAGCATAAAGAATGCCCAATTTCACAAGGTCATTAGACATCCACTTTTCTGGCAAATAAGAGGTCCACTGGGCATAAGGCGATTCATAAAA